TTTATTTCTTCTACATCCCCTTCTTTCATGTTAGGAGCTAATTCTAGTGCATCATTAAGCACTGCCTCTCTAACATACGCCATTATCTTACGTTAGCTCTGTTATGGTAATACCCTTCAAGCTCTGCATTTATTATGTGACAAGGCAATACACTATCACTTCTTATTGTTAAAGTATATGCTGTATTTCTTGCTTGTATAGGAACATTAAATTCACCACTTACAATGTTTGGTGATTCTAATGTAGTGTCAGGATTAGATATGACTATACCATTCATATCATAATTATACACATCTCTGTTGTCAGGATTTACTTGAACTCTAAAAAATCCTGAGTCAACATAATTTAATAACATTCTTCTTACTTGAAAGCGTCCTGATGTAATCGCTTGTCCTTCTGCTTTTCTTACATAAGGAGTGCTAAATTGATAGGTAGACGTATACTTAACCCCAAAAACAAGTGATTTTGAACTGCCCCCTGTTCCTTCTACGTTTACTAATGCACTACCCGGAAAAGATGTTATTGTGTACTGTATCCCATTAAAATCAAATGCTACTAATACTTGGTTATCTACAACATAAGGTAAAGTATATGTTCCTGTATCTGTAGCAGAGTCATAACTTCCTGCTGAAGCTACTACATTCCAATGGTCTAACAACAAAGGATAAGAATACGAAGTGCTGCCATAACTAAAGTTAGGATTACGTAAGTCTATTTTACTAAGTCTTACTTGTCCTTCCATATTGTAAATAACATATACATCACTATCATACGAATTTACACTTAATATTTCAGTATTAGGAAATTCCCAGTAAGACCAAGCTGATTGTTGTTTTTGTTGTCCATCCCAAAAATATTTATAAATATATATTCTTGATGCTTCAGTTGTTCCTAATGTTGCTGCGGAAGATGACGGTGTAAAGTATAAACCAGCACTTCCTGAAGTATCAGGTACATTCCCAGTTACTACAAAGAGTGTATCGTGGATACTGTTAGCAGCCAAAGTGTGTGCATTAGAATCTATAAGATTTGATGTGCCTGAATTTAAATCTATCCCATCGTTAACTAACGAATCATTGTCTGCATAGTATTCTACTACAGAAGCTTTTTCATTTCGGGTTTGCATGAAGTATACAAACCTTCCTGTATCTATTGGTGTTACGTTAGTGTTATGTGTAAATGTTGAAGTTTTAGTTATGATGGCATTTACAGGTGTTATTGTATCCCCAGAAGATTCTAATATATATTGAGCTTGACTACTAAATAACAATAACTGTTGGTTAAATTCTATAGCGTTATATAGTTTATCTACAGTAGTACCGGAAGTAGCCACATCAATAGGGTCTGTGTCTAAAACATCTGTATTTGTTGTGGCAAAGAAATTAAAAAACTCAGAATTTTCAGTAAGTACAATGTTTTGGTCTGTTAAGATTCCTAATCTATTCTTAAAGAATGTTAAGTTGTTTATTTTCTTACCTACAAAAGATGGATTTGGATTTGTTTCAGTATCCCCTTTTACTCTATCATTCCAATCTACTTGCCTAAAAGTAAACGTGCCATCGCCATCATTAATTAGAGCATGTGGCATTGTGCTGTTGTCTAATCCTACAGATATTCCGGGTTTTACAGTTTCATTCCATACCCCATCACCATTGTAGGAAACGTAATAATCACCGTTACTATCTCCTTCATCACCAGTAATTTTAATTACCATTCCTGTTTTACCTTGGGCTGGTAAATTGGCAAAATCTTGAATAGAATCTTTAATAGTATACATTCCATTGTTACCAAAACCATCTTCAGTTTCAACTCCAAAAGTTTTACCAGACTCATCTACTGAGCCATAGATTGTGCTTCCTATTCTTTCAAAGGTAAATTCAGAAGTTATTGTGCTAAACGTAGCTAGTCCATCTGTATCATTAACTGAGCCAGAACTTCCTACAAGCTCTGAATCAACACCGCCAGTAGCATTTAGTTTAACTATTCTATAATCTATTCCTTCTGGTGCTGTCTTGTAGTATTGAGAACTTTTACCATACATTAAAATGTCAGCCACTCTTGTTGTATCTAGCATTGTTCCTATAGAATTAGCTGTTGAAGCATCTTTTCCAGATGGCATCTGATAGCGAGCTTGTATACCATGTGGGTAACTGCTAGACCAATCTGCGTGTGTTAACGTAACTGTAAACAACCTGCCATAAGCTGTAGTTTTGACGTATATTAAAAATTCTCTACCAAACCTTCCTGTAGTGTCGGTAGTTGTTGCACTATCCGCAGCT